GAGGCGCCCTTAGAAGACATCAAAAAGCTGGAGTCTTTTGTGCAAGTTATGAAGGATGTTGCTGAAGACATGGGTATTAAAGCTTATGTGGATAAAACAGAATACCTTATTGGTGCTGATTATTAATGGATAAAAGAGAACATAAGGAAATACTCCAGAAGATACGTGGAGATATGATGCTATTTGGGAAAGTGTGTATTCCTAATATGTTTTCTGCAAAATCACCAGATTTTCACTATGACCTAGCAAGTCATATCAATAATTACGAAAACAAACAAATAAATATTATTGCTCCTAGAGGTCATGCTAAATCATCTATTGTAGGTGGTATACTGCCTATGCATCATCTTATGTTTGGAGAAGGGAAAAAATTAATTGTATTGTGTTCAAGAACCCAAGACCATGCAGTAAAGTTACTAGGTCTTATCAAAGATACGTTGGATTATAGTGAATCTATGAGACAGTTATTTGGTTATTGGGGTTCTCACTCAGCTAAAAGCTGGGCAAAAGCAGAAATTGAACTGAAGGATGGGTCTATGGTACTGTGCAAGGGTACAGGTCAGCAGTTACGTGGAATAAAAATAGGGAACCAACGTCCAACGCTCATTATCGTAGATGACCCAGAAGATGAAAACAACACTAAAACAGCCGAGGCTATGGAATCTAATCTCAGATGGTTACTACAATCGGCTGTTCCTTCAGTAGACCCACGTAAAGGTAGGCTTATTATCATTGGAACACCCCAGCATGAACGATGTATGGTTGAAACCTTAAAAGACATGAAGGGTTGGAAAAACTTAGAATACAAGCCAGATATGGAAAAAGGGGTCGCCTTGTGGGAGGATTGGTGGTCAATCAAGAAATTAAAACAAAAGATGGCTGAATTAGAGTCTATTAATAGGCTATCTGTTTTTTATCGTGAGTATATGTGCGAAATAGTTGGAGATGAAGACCAGTTATTTAGGGCAGATGACTTTAGGTGGTATAAAGGGGAAGTGCACTTGGATAGTGAACGCCAAGCCTACATAAACATGACAGAACCAGAAATAAAGCAAATCCCTATAAATATTTTCACAGGAGTAGACCCAGCGAGTTCTACGAAACAGACAGCAGATTATAGTGTGATATTCAATATTGGTGTTGATGCAGATGGAAATCGGTATGTATTGCCTTATTATAGGAAAAGGGCTACTCCTTTGAACTTAGCAGAGGCCATCGTGGATAACTTTAGAAAGTATCGTTCACAAAAAACTAGAATTGAAAGCGTAGGATATCAAGAAATGCTACGTGAATATGTGATTAAGAGGTGCGAACAAGAGAATTTGTTCATTCCTGGCTTAAATGTAAAAGAAAACCCCAGAACCAATAAATCACGTAGACTGGAATCACTTCAGCCTATCTTTGCAAGAGGACAAGTCCACATGGATAGGAGTATGCAAGATTTGGTTAATGAGCTACTATTATTCCCTAGAGGAAAACATGATGACCTTTTAGATGGGTTTTATTACGCCAATAAAGGATGCTATGAACCTCATCACGAAACACAAGACGACCAAAAACAAGTATTGGGGATGAGCATGAGAAAAGTTGTGGATTGGATGACAGCTTAGTGTTGCGACACCCCCTGTCTTCTGGGATATCTTTCATGCAATTTTATGCCTATAGAAGTAAACCCAGAAATAACAAAATCCGAAGACCTTCTTCATGACTATCATGCTCAGCGTTCAGAATGGGCTACTCAAGCCATGGAAGACGATGAGTTTCGTAACAATTCCCAATGGACACCTACACAAGTAAAGGTATTAAAAGGTAGAGCGCAAAGCCCTATCACAGATAACGTAGTCCATCCAGCAGTTGAACAGGCAAAAGCACTCTTAACTGCAAACAAACCCAAGTTTCAATCGACAGGAAGAGATGATAGTGATACAAAAGTTGGAAGGCTTTTTTCAGATATCATGTCGTATATATGGGATATCTCTAATGGGAACGGAGAATTAAAACAGGTTATTGATGATTATTACGTAAAAGGCATGGGGGCTATGGTCGCTTATGTAGACCCAATGATGGATTTTGGCAGAGGAGAAGTCTGTATAAAGTCTATAGACCCATTTGATTTATTTATTGACCCAGCATCTAGGGACACACATTGCAAGGATGCTAGTAACATCATTATTTCTAAAGTATTAACAGAGGAGCAGATTAAGAATGCCTATCCACAAGTAATGCAACGTGACGAAGAGGGAAACTCTCTTCTGGAAAATATGACAATGAGTTCAGATACGAACTACCCCTCTACACAAAGAGATAGTACAATGTTAGACCAAAAAATTGGGCCAACTCCCAATGAGTCTGATTCAAAGACGTATCAAGTTATAGACCGATATGAAAAGGTTCAATTACCTTTTTGGCATTGCATGGATACAACCAATGGGAATGAGTTTATTCATTCGGATGAGGATTATGCTCAATTCTTAGAGCAACCAGCAGTTATTGTTGAGTCATCCAATGGTATTCAGCACGTTACGGACAAATACAAAGTCCAAGAAATATTACAAATGTATGAACAGTTGGGTTCTGTCTTTCATTTGAGACTAGACCCCCAAACAGGTCAACCTACACCTGTATCTGGTGCTGAGCCAGAAGGTGGAGATGAAACTGTTATACCAGAATCCACTACAGAAATAACGCCTATATCTATCAAAGAATTAGAGGCAAAGGGAATTGTTGTTTGCAACAAGGTATTAGTAGATAGGATAAAACGTGTGCTTTCAGTTGGAAGGGCTTTATTGGCAATGCAGATAATGGATATAGACGAATATCCAATTGTTACGCTGATGAATAGGCATAATAGAAATCCATATCCTATGAGTGATGTGCGATTTATAAAGCCAGTCCAAGAATATATAAATAAGATAACGTCACTTATTATTGCTCACGCTAGTTCTTCGACAAACACTAAGCTACTTATACCAAGAGGCTCAATGAACAGAAGGCAACTCGAAGAAGAATGGTCAAGAGCTGGTACTGGTGTTATTGAATACGACCCAGAACTAGGACAACCTATTGTCGCTGGGCCAGTCCCTTTGCCTAACGAATTATACAAGAACAGAGAAGATGCTAAACAATCTATTTACCACATACTTGGCATCCACCCACTACAAAGTGGTGACCCAAGTTCAGCCCCAGCTACATACAAAGGTACTGTGGCTATTGACGAGTATGCACAACGTAGGATTAAATCTAAGCTGGATGATATTGATGGGATGCTTAACCAGATGGGTAAAGTAGTCGTCAGTCTAATTCAACAAACCTATACGGATGAAAAAGTAATTCGTCTTATGAAACCAGATGGAACTGAAACAGAGCAAACATTGAATGGGCCCATATATGACGACCTTACCAATGAATTAATTGGAAGAGTAAATGATGTCACAATAGGGCAATATGATTTAATTGTAGTAAGTGGTTCCACGTTGCCATCCAACAGATGGGCAAGGTTTGATTACTACATGAATCTTTATGAAAAGGGAATAATTGACCAACAAGAAGTACTTAAACAGACAGAGGTTGCAGATACGGAAGGCGTTCTCAAAAGGACGAGCATTATTAACCAGTTACAAGCACAAGTTCAACAACAAGAAGAACAAATTAAAGAACTGGAAGGCGACCTTCAAACAGCACAAAGAGAATCTGTCTCAGATAGGAAAAAAGTTGAAATTGAAAAATTCAAGACCAAACTAACGAATTCAGCAAACAAAACGGAAAAAGCAAGTCAATTGTACGAAGCACGTTTGCAAGATGAACTTGGTAAGGTCAAAGAAGAAAACAGGGAAATACAAGCACAACAAATAAACCCAGTTGCTGTCTAATGACAAATTGGGAAGGAGATAAGAATGGCTGATATAAATGACCCAAGTGTTGCTGATGTGCAAGACCCAAACGTAGCTGATGAAGCTATTGAGTATTGGGGAACGCCACCAAACACAGAAGTCAACCCACAAACCGAGCAACAGCCTGTTGAACAAGCTGAAGCTCAGCCAGAGAATGCTGGTGACGAACAACAACGTTATCAGTATTGGCAATCACGGTACGACCAAAAGGCAAGTGAATTTGATACTATGAGTAAGAAAATATCTGAATATGAGAAGATTGCTCCAATAGCAGAGTATATTCAAGAAAATCCAGACATACTCAAAGGAGTAGCAAAGTCACTTTCTGGTGATAACCCCCAGGTTCCCTCGCAAGAGAAATCTATGGAATTACCAAAGAAACCGACTCGTCCAACCAAACCAACTAACTATGATGCAACCGAAGCTTTTATGGATGTAGATAGTTCGTCTTATAAATACCGAGCAGAACTTGATGAGTACAGAGATGGAATGATTGATTATCAAGAGAACATGGAAAACCAAAGAATACAACAGCTACAAGCAGAACAACAGAAAGTTCAGAAAAGACAAGCTGAATATCAACAGCAACAAGCTGTCACAGATATGAAGCATCGTCTAGTGAATGATTACGGATACGAACAAGGTAAGGCTGATGAATTCTTAAACTTTTACAGTTCTCCAGATTCCGTTACCCTAGAAAATCTAGTCCAGCTTGACAAATTAAGACAAGCACCTACTCCAGAGCAAGTTGCAACTCAACAGAAAGTCCAGGCTATGCAAAATGCAAAAGAAAGAATGAAAGTTCCTACACCTACTGCTGTGCAGACAGGTAATGCAGAACCAAATCACTCTGAGCAAGATTTGTTTAACATGGGCTTGATGCTAAATAAAAAGTAAATATCTCTAGGAGGATATAATAATGGCTACAGATACTACAGTAGTAGGAGCTAAGAATCTTGGCTCAAGTGGCGTACTCTATGACGAAAGAAGAGACTTTTACATTAGCCCACAGGTTGTTAAAGAACTTTGGACGGATGTAGCACCTTTTCTTACTGTCGTTGCCAATCAAGGCACAATTAGTGGTATGGCTGACCCTACTTTCAAAATGTTTGAACACAGAAACCCATGGCAAAAGCAAGAGTTAACTATTGATGCTTCTACAGCAGATACAGTTGTCTCATCAGAAGGCTTAGTCGTTGGAAAAAACCTTATTGGTTTAGAATGTGAAGTTTGGAGTGACTCAGTTGCAGAAGCAGAAGGTGAAGACTTTGTAAATGACAACCTTAAAAACGAGGGTGTTATTTTGATTACTGGAATAGGTT